CCAACGGCGCAATACTTACGCCAAATTCATCTAACACCACGCTTGGTGTTGGATTTGGTGGGCCGCTTGGATCTGGTGATGGCTTGAAGGTTGTTAATAACGGAACGGCTTCTGCTGGCGGCACTTCGATTCAGTTCAATATCACTTACACTCAAGCTTAATTAATATTTTAAAAGGAAAGCGACATTTATGTTGAAACACGTATTAAACTCACGGGGCGAACTCATCACGAATGTTGCTGATGAATCAGGTGCACCTATTATTCTCAACCAAGAGGAAACTTATAATGCTTTGAAGCTGCAGCGTCAGTTTGACGAAACAGCTCCATCGGTGTTTAAGAACGCTCTTGGTTATGAAGTAAACATCACCACGCTGTACGCTATTTCTAAGCGTGTAGTTGAGCAGAAATTTGCAACGCTTCCGCCTGCAGATTATATGCCATTGCGTGTGGGTGAAAATGCATGGTCTGATAATATCCTTACCTATCGCGATTATGCGCTTGGTGGTGATTTTGAGGCTGGTAACATCAATACGGGTCAGGCAAACAGCCGTTTGGCAGATGCTGATGCTGGTATTGATTCGCTCACCAATCCTGTTATCAACTGGGCAAAGCAGGTTAACTGGTCTTTTGCTGAATTGAAAATGGCCGCACGTTCCGGTAACTGGGACTTGGTAACGAGCAAAGAACGCGCTCGTAAAAAGAACTGGGATCTGGGTATTCAACGTATTGCGTTCCTCGGCTCTACCAGCAATGCAAATGTGCTTGGTTTGTTTACACAGTCCGGCATTACCACCAACACCTCACTCATTACCACGAACATCAGCGGTATGAGCGCCACGCAGTATTCTGCTTTGGTTAAAGGTCTTATCGGTGCTTATCGTTCAAACTGTAACTTCACCGCATGGCCCACGCACTTCATCATTCCTGAGTTGGATTATGATGGTTTGCAGAACCTCATTCCCGGCACTGTTGGTACGTATCCCGTATCGATGCTGAAGTATCTTGAAGACGCATTTAAAACCGCAACGCATAATCCTAACTTCAAGATTCTGCCTTGCTTCTATGCCGATTCAGTAAACAACAGCACTGTTAGCGGTTTGAACACCAATATCTACACGCTGCTTAACTATGATGAAGACAGCCTGCGCATGGATATTCCGGTGGATTACACCAACACCATGCAGAACACCATCAACGGTTTCCAATTCCAGAACGTTGGCTTCGGTCAATACACTGGCCCGTTGGCATACCGTCCTTTGGAAATGTTGTATTTCACTCATAGCTAATAGCAATTAATTTGCCCTATCATTGACAAATTGCCCATCAGGAGATAATCTCGGTGGGCAATTTTATTTTAAGGAGTTTTTATGCCTACCATTCATAATAAGAGTAAGAGCCGCATTGTTTATCCTATTGTGTGGGATGAAGAGGGTAAGCCAGTAATTGATGCCAAGTCGGGTTTGCCACTTAGCGATGAGATACTGCCGGGACAGCATAAAAGTATTTCGGATGAAATTTATAATCATTTAAAATCGAGCGTTCCAAACCATATTATCAACATTGATGATGTGACTGATTTGCAAAATAACATTGGCGGTGTGGCCGCTGGTTATGTTTCCGCGCACGATGTTGAGCGTATTCGTAGGGAGGCATTTGATGCTGGCGTTAAATCGGCAGGCGGTATTGTTACGGAGAACAAAATAGCCGCAGAAAGCCTTGTGGATGATAGCACTGATAAAGAATTAGCGGAGACTGTAAATGCTATGGATCGCGCTACTCTTATCGCTTTTATTGAATCTAATGATTTGAAAATTGATCACACCAAGCTTAAGCATCCGACTGCATTGAAGAATGCCGTTTTGGAAGCTTACAAAAGCACTGTACAAAAAGCACCGGACGCGGCATAATAAAGGTCTTAGTAGGCGCTATGTAGATTTTGAATGGAAATCCCTGTATGGACTTAAGCACAATCACGATTGCTGATTTTAAGGCCAAGTTCTACAGGGATTTTACCTATAATAACCAGAATCAAAGCCCTCCGAACGCGCCTGTGCCTTATGATGTTGTGCAGGACATTGACATTACAAATGCATTTTCAGATGCGCAGGAAGTATTAAATCAATGCTTATTTGCCGATGGCAATGGCATAACCATTGGTTATTTGCTTTTAACTGCACATTTCCTTGCGCTGGCAATTAAAAGCTCTGATAGCGGTATAAATGGTGGTGGTGGTACATTTCCCGTTCAATCACGCTCTGTTGGCAGTGTTTCAGAATCTTATATGATTCCTGATGCATATAAGGATAGTCCGGTACTTTCTGGCTATACATCCACATCCTATGGCATGCGCTATTTAAATATGGTGCTTCCTTACATCATTGGTAACGTTGTGCCGGTTGTGGGCGGCGTGCAGCCTAATAGTGATATAACCAATAATAACGGGTTATGGCAGGGCGGAGTAATATGGGGTGGCTAAGCAAACCAAGATTACTGTAAATCTTCAGGGTTTAGAGGATTTCAAGACAAAGATAGGTAAATCTTACAAAGCGCGTGTGGGTATTTTGGGCTCTAAGGCTGCCGAGTCTCATGGAGATGGAATAGACAATGCGACGCTTGGCGTCATTCAAATGTTTGGATCTATCACCAATCATATACCTCCACGTGATTTCTTGGTTATGCCTATTGAGCGCAATAAGCGAGAAATACTAAAGACCATGAATAGCCAGAGCGTGCGTAATGCTTTTGAAGCTGGTGATTATAAAAAGGTATTTAGCTTATTAGGTGCGTCGGCTGTTGACTATGTGCAGCAGGCGTTTGAAAGTGGTGGATTTGGGCAATGGCCACCTCACGCACCCAGCACTGTGGCAAAATATGGTGCGCATGCGTTATTAATATTATCAGGACAGCTTCGCCGTGCTATAACAAATGATGTTGTAAAGAAGGGCGAGAAAAACTAATGGCTAGACAAACAAGCTCTGGAATGCCCCAAATGGGTCGTGCGTTTGCGGGCTGGACAAGTCGCATTACGCTTACAAAGCGCACTGAAATAGTGGTAGACGCGCTTGTTACTTATCAGGATTCACAATTTGTTTATAATGGCACAATTCAGCCCTTAAGCCCCCGCCAGCTTAATTTAAAGCCAGAGGGGCAGCGTTCATGGGAATGGCTGCAGATTCATTGCTTGGCAACGGGTGTGTGGGATTTAAAAGAAAGCGATCGCATCATATGGCAGGGTCGCATTTATAAGCTCATGGCGACGTGGGACTATAGCTTGAATGGGTTTATTGAATATCACCTAGCCCGTGACTACCAGACGAATAACGGGTATTGCTAATGCAATCAGTAACCACAGGCACTACAAATCTAGCCTCTCAGGTAATAGCGGCAATCCTCATAGAAGAAATGGGGCTTTCCACTCAGGCCGTATGGTTACGTGAGCAAAATAAAACCATTCCAAATGATAACGGATTGTATATTTCTGTTGGTTTGGTTTCATCGCAAACGGTGAATAATATTACTGAGATTCAGGAAATCACAATAGCGCCTGCAGTTACACCATCCCCCTATGAAGTAAACCTAGTTCAGCAACAAGAAGCTATTCAAATTGATATACTTTCCAGTGCACAGAGTAACCTAGCTTTAATGCGTAATTGGGAGGTGATTGCCGCATTACAATCTATCTATTCACAGCAGATGCAGGAGCAATATTGCTTTAAGATTTTTCGCATTCCGCGCTCTTTTGTCGATACTTCTAGTGCGGAAGGTGGTTCTATGCTACAAAGATATAGCATTACAATTAATGCTTTCGTGTGGTATAGAAAGCAAAAGTTGTTAGGAACATACTACGACGATTTTACGACTGGATACTATACGGATCGCAATGGAGCGTTGACGGAAGAGTTTCAGTTTGAGATAAACAGCACAACGCCGCCGCCTTTAGGGGATTAAAAATATGGCAGTTACCAATTTCCTACCGATTTCAGAAATCATTAATATTACTATCTCCCAGACACCGCAGGGGCTGAGTCTTCCTAATGTCAACAGTGTTGCGCTCTTTACTAATGAAGCACCCATTAATCCTGCCACTTATGGCGCATATGGCGTGTTTGTTTCGCCTTCCGCAGTATCATCTGCCTTCGGAACAAACAGCGTAACCGCAGCTATGGCGAATGCTGTGTTTTCACAAGTGCCAAATATCCTTTCTGGTAATGGCCAGCTTGTAGTAATTCCGCTTATAAGCTCTGTATCCGCAACGGCTGGTACCTTTACCACAACAAACCTTAGTGCAAATATTGCAGGATTCGCTGCTGTTACCAACGGTGATGTGCATGTAACAGTAAACTCAACGCTTTATAGCTTGACTGGTTTGAACTTCAGCGGCTGTACAACTTTGGCGCAAATTGCACAGATTTTTGATAACGCATTGCCTGCTGGTATTAATGTTTCCGCCGTTACCAATACACTTGTATTTACCAGTGATAAAGTGGGAAGCACAAGCACAGTTGCAATTGCCGCTGGCTCTGGTGGCACGGACTTGACTGGCTCTGGTTATTTGAACAGTTCTGCGGGTACGGCAGCCGCAGGCGCAAATAGCAGTGGTGAAACGATTCTCTCCGCTATTACGCGCACTAGTGGGCTTGTTGGTTATTGCCCCGTTATGACAAACCTTTATCTTGAAGATGCCGCAATCAGCACCATAGCCGCTGGTATTCAGGCTCTTGATAATTTGTTTATTCATCAGTTCACTTCATTGACGGATGTGGCGGGTGAAATTACCACTATTCAGCAAGCAACAGAAACAAAGACACGTTGCTTGCTTTATACTATGGGGCAGTCGGCGGCTAACCTTATGAAGGCTGCTTATGTGGGCCGCGCCGCTTCGGTGGATTTTACCGGAAGCAATACGGTTTCCACAATGAACTTAAAAGAGCTTGCCACAATCAGCCCGGATAATGGTATTTCTCAAACGGTTTACTCCACTTTGAATGCGGCGGGCGCGGATGCTTATGTTAGCTACCAAGGCGTTCCGGGCGTATATTCAAGCGGTGGTAACGATTATTGGGATAATCAATATGCAAATCTTGCTCTTAAATTTGCTTTGGAGACTGCCGCTTTTAATTATCTGGCACAGACTAACACCAAAGTCCCGCAAACCGAACCCGGAATGACTGGCTTTAAGTCGGCTTTGATTAAGGTGATGCAGCAATTTGTAACCAATGGTGAGCTTGCTCCCGGCGGCTGGAATAGCTCTGAAACCTTTGGCGATCCGCAAATCTTCAATCAGAATATTTTGCAGAACGGTTATTATGTTTATAGCCAGCCTGTTATTTT